AGGTAAAAAGCAGTGACGAAGCAAGTCGGGGGAGTTCATCAGCGGCGTACTCGGTTCATCAAGGAGTATCTGCTTGATCAGAATGCGACAAGAGCCGCTATTGCAGCAGGTTACAGCGAAAAGACTGCAGGACAGCAAGGCTCAAGGCTGTTAAAAGGTGTCAAGGTTAAGCAGGAAATCGAGCAAAAGAACGCAGAAACTAACAAAAGCCTCGATCTTACAGCGGATCGCATCAAGTTAGAGATAGCCCGTCTCTGCTATTACGACCCCGCAGCATTCTTTGATGCAAACGGTTCTCCGAAATCAATGGCGGAACTCGATGAAGATTCACGACGTGCTATTGCGGGATTTGAGACAGCTGAACTATTTTCCGGTTCAGGGGAAGACCGTGCTGCCGTTGGGTACATCAAGAAATTCAAACTGCCGGACAAGGCGAAAGCGCTGGAACTTGCAGCTAAGATTCAAAGGCTACTCGTTGACAGACAAGAGATTACGGGCAAAGACGGTGCTCCTCTTGAGACACATATCAGCGTGTCATTCGTAACTCCTAATGCAACAAACAGTTAATGCCGAATTCCCTGTCAAACTGCAATTCCTATTCCGACCGAAGCGGTACAAGATCGCTTATGGTGGGCGAGGCGGGACAAAGAGTTGGGGATTTGCGCGAGCTCTGCTCATCCTCGGCGCCCAGAAACAGTTACGCATTCTCTGTGCCCGCGAAACGCAGAAGTCGATTGCGGATTCGGTCTACAAACTCCTGTGCGATCAGATCGAATCATTGCAACTCCAGTATTTCTATTCGGTTACAAAGACAAACATCGTCGGAGCGAATGGCACAGAGTTCACCTTTGCAGGGATTCGGCAGTCCTCAGTTGGCGACATCAAGTCTTATGAAGGCTGTGACATCTGCTGGGTTGAGGAAGCACAGATTGTCAGCAAGCGATCTTGGGAAATCCTCATCCCGACCATCCGCAAGGACGGGTCAGAGATTTGGGTCAGTTTCAATCCAGACCTTGAAACTGATGACACTTATAAGCGATTTGTCCAGACGCCGCCTAGCTCAGCAGAGGTGGTTAAGGTCAACTGGCGCGACAATCCTTGGTTTCCCGACGTGCTCAGGCAGGAAATGGAAGACCTGAAGGCGCGGAGCCTAGATGATTACGAGCATGTGTATGAAGGCATGTGCAAGCAGGTTGTAGAGGGCGCTATCTACCGAAACGAACTGATCGCCGCAGATAAGGCCGGGCGCATCTGTCGTGTCCCATATGATTCGATGAAGCCTGTAGACACCTACTGGGATTTGGGATTTGGCGACAACGTGTCAATCTGGTTTGCACAGTCAATCGGTTTCGAGTTTAGAATCATAGACTTCCTGTCGGATTGCTTGAAGGATTTGAGTTTCTACCTCAAGGAATTGCACTCCCGCCCCTATGTTTATGGCCGCGACTATCTTCCTCACGATGCGCGTGCCAAGACGTTAGCAGCCGGTGGGCGGAGCGTGGAGCAAATCCTCATGGCGGGTGGTCGCAAGGTGTCGATCGTTCCTAACCAGAGCATAGCAAACGGGATAGCAGCAGCCAGAGCAATCTTCAACCGTTGTTGGTTTGATGCGGACAAGACTGCGGACGGCATCCAGGCATTGCGGCATTATCGCTATGAGTATGATGAGGATATGCGCACGTTCAAGAAAGAACCGCGACATGACTGGGCAAGCCATCCGGCAGATGCTTTCCGATACATGGGTGTAACCATCAAAGAGGCGGCAGTAGTGAAGAAAGCTCCGCAACAGCCAAGGCGTGGGGTGTCAGCTTGGGGCTAAGTCTTTCCTTTCAGCGCTTGGCACATAAGGCAGCCGTAGATGCGGCAGGTTTTATGATCATGCCCAACAACTTCCGCGTATTGCTTGGGCGGAAGGCTGATGTACGAAGGCAGTTTGCGGCACTTTGGGTTAGGACAGCGCTTCGGAATCTTGCCGGCCTTCTTAAACCATACCCAACTACAGGCAGTGCATCGCCACACTTCAGCAGTACTGGATTCAATCATTGGCAAACTTTACCACGGTGTTCTGGCAAAGTCTACCAATCGCAAATCGGAGGTCTAACCTAAAATGTGGCCACAACCCCAACAACCCATAAACGCTGACCCGATGCAGAACATTCTGGCGCAGAGAGCCGGACAACCAGGATTTGGCAGCAATCCGCCTCAGCACATCCTGCCACCCGGTGGAGTGAATCCAGTTTGGGGCTCGAATCCGCCTCAACCTATCAACCCCGGAATGCCGAGCCAGCCAATTCAGGGAGCACCTGTTGGTGGGCCAGTAGCTCCGATACAAGGGCCAATTCAAGGTGCACCGTGGGGCGGACAGCCTCCGCAAGGGGCACAGCCAATCGGACCAGCACAGCCAGTGCAGGGAATGCCGTTTCAGAATCCGCAAGCACCGCAGAACTTCCTGCGGCACAGATTAGGGATGATGCAATAATGGCAAAGCGGACTATGTGGCATTGGGTAGTGGTGCCGTTTAGTTTCCACAGGTGATAACAATGGCGGTTGGATTGCGCAACATTCTTGATTGCTCTATTTCAGATATTCCCTATCGCTACGACTTGGGACCCGAGGGGAATAACGGCATTTCGTATTTCGTGGATAATGGTCTTACCCAAGGCTTCTTGGGCAGTCAAGATCGTAGTTCCGCTGACCATGAGAGTCTCAACGTCAGCGATAGGGGTAAAAAAATGGATATTCTAGGAAGCATGCGGGATGTAGTTGATGTCCCCATGAATAGCGCTACGGAGTTTTTCAACGAGTATATACTTGAAGATGGAACCGTCATCAAGGTTAAGAATGTTGCGACCAGTTTTTTACGCGTGGAGGGGAAGTTCCTTCCAGATGGCCGCCCTATATACCTAGTGCTCAGTGCTCCTGTGGTAAGCGTGGAGAGTTCCCCGGTGACGAAGAAAGTTCAGTGATGCGGACTATGTGGGGTGCAGTGAACTCGCAGGCGAACAGCTTGGCAGCGAATCCCGCCTAAGCATGTGGCCCTTCCACCATCATCAAGAACTGGAGGAGTTGGCCGAAAAGATTCGGAAACTCCTCTACAAAATCCTAGGAGATAAGCTTATGGCTCAAGTGCAGTTTACGGTAACAATCACGGTCAATCCTCCCGCTCCTCCGCCTTTGGCTGAGGGCGCAAGTTCGGGCAGCGCAGTGTTTCAACAGGGCGTGGCCAGCAGCGTTGTTTTGACCTCTGTTACTGGCGGAGTGGGAGCGGATTCGGTTTCAGTCGACGCTCTTAGTGCCGCATTGCCCGCTGGACTGACGGCAAGCCTGGACGCAAGCAATAACCTCGTTCTGACTTCCGATGGCACGGCAGTAGCAGGCACGGCATCGGTTGTGCTGGACGTGAACGATTCGGCAACTCCAGTTGTGGCCCCAGTTGTGGCCGCAAAACTGGAATAGAGTCTGTGCATGCTGGGAACTGAGTCAGCGCAGTACGGCGCCCCATGGCAAGGTTCCCACTGCCCGCCCTGTCACCGCAGACCCTCCTTGATAAATCCATATGCGGAAGGCGGCACGGCATGCATTCGAAAATGAGGCGTCACACCCGGTTAGCCGTCTTACCGGCGGCGTGGGTAGCCAACGAAAGTTGACATTGCAATCCACGTGAACCGTAAAAAGACGGCAAATTTCTCCCACAAGCGCTGCGCGTTCCCGCGCGATGCGAACGAGGCAAGGGGAGAGGGCTAGATCGGAAGATGTCTAATTTGAAACCGTCGAATCCTAAACTTGCCTCGTAAATTCTGATGGACAACTACCAGTGGTCTATTGCTCGGGCCGCAGAACTGATTAGGAAGGCTGAAGAGAACTGCACGGCTAAAAAGCTGGCCAAACTGTACCAAGGATCAGAACTAATCACTGAGTTGGAACGGATTTACGCACTGCCGGACATGCGCAATGACTGACATGATCACTGAAAAGGTTTGGAAAGAGATGAGGGCGGTAGGGTTGCCATCGGCGGAGGATCTGGACCGCTTCATTGCACAGCAGCAAGAACTGGATCGAGCGAGGGAGGCGACACGTGCCCAAATTTCTAGAGAACGCGCTTAGACACGAAGGCCGAAAGAAGGGGCTCACAGGGAAACACCTGAATCACTACATTTTCGGCTCGATGAATAATCTCGGGGTAGTAAAAGGCAACAAGATTACGCCTAAGGGCGAGGAGATGGAGAAAAAGCACATGGCAGACAAGAAAGAAGCATCCAGCATGAAGAAAGCACCGTTTCACATGACGCACATCACCCACCACGACGATGGTTCACACTCGGTCGAGCACGTCCCGCACATGAAGATGAAGGGCTCAGGGGCGTTCATGGAGCGTGGTGAAGGCAAGACCTATTCTGCTGGCAACGGTAAGGAACTGGTCGCCAAAATGAGCAAGCATCTTGGCATTGGCGCTGCCAAAGCTGCAGGATCGCAAGAGGCTGAAGTTCAGCCCTCGGGCCATGAGCCGCCGCACGAGCAAGACGAAGTGGAAGAAGAGTTGTCCGAAGGCGAATAGATGCCAACACTGTCTAGGATCGACAAGAACAACGTTAAGGTCAACCGCGAACTCCAGCGGTTAGGCTTGGGCCATCTCAAAGACCCGAACCTGATCGCGAATATGGCGTTTCTCGTTCGGGATCACGACCACTTCCGCGGCATTCTGATGCATATGCCTAATCCTGATCGGAAAGAGGCGTATGACTGCCTAGCGCCGAAACTCCGGTTTAAGGCGAAGAGTCTCGAGGATTACGAGATTGAGTCACGCCGATTGGCGGAAGAGAAACAATTGCCGCACTACGATCCTAAGACGCTTGAGGCGAAAGAGTGGAAGCCCCAGGAGATTGAGACTGCTGAGCACAAGCTAGCGGAGGTGGCTGAAGAAGCGATCAACCGCGACCTCCGCGAAGGCCAAGCGACAATCCAGAACACTTTGGTATGCCACAAGTGCACCAAGATGCAGCAGTTCCGCATGAAGCACCGCTCCAGCCTATTCAAGATAGTGGCTGAGGCGGGCTGGCTAATAGATAACCTGAAAGCGTTCTGCCCTGACTGCAAGCCCCCAATTAACTAGATGGCACTAACTCCCAAAGAAATCCGCGAAGCCTATACCGAGTACGAATCGGAATGGTCCGACATCCGGGCGGAAGCAGACACGGATATGCGATACGTCGCCGGCGATCCGTGGGACAAGGCTGACCGTGCGAAACGCGATGCCGCTGGGCGCCCCTGCATCTCTCTGGACGAACTGAATCAGTACCTCAACCAGTACAACAACACCATTCGCCAGAATAAGCGGTCCATCCAAGTCATCCCAAAAGGTGATGGCGCGAACGACAAAGACGCGACGCGACGCGAGAACCTGATCAGGGGAATTGAGAACGAGTCAAATGCGCAGGAAGCCTATATCACGATGGCCGAGAATGCGGCCTCGCGGAGTTATGGCTACCTACTGCTAAGGACTGAGCATCAAGACGACCACGTTACCGAGGACACGTCAGCCGATCAGTCGCTCTTCGATCAGAAGATTGTTATCAAGCGAGTTGCCAATCCGAACACGATCCTGTTGAATCCTGGCTTTGAGAAAGCAGACGCTTCGGACGTGGAAGATGGTTTTGTACTGAAGCGGATTCGCAAGACAGAATTTGCACGCAAGTATCCCAAAGCCGATAAAACCTCATTCAGTTCTGAGGACATGAAGACGGCGAAGGACTGGATTGGCGACAAAGACCTTCAAATTGCTGAGTATTGGAAGATTCACACCAAGCCACGCAAGCTGTTTTTGCTTCGATTGAAACAGGACGGCAAGGAGATCATGGTTCCAGTATGGGAATCGGATCTGGAAGGGCGCAAGCCATCAAAAGCGGAAGTGGCTCGCGAGCGAACGGTAGAAGTCAAGGAGGTGATCCAACATCTCACGAATGGGATAGAAATCATCGACGAGATTCCGTGGGCAGGATCAAGAGTGCCAATTATCTCCTGCTTCGGAAAAGAACTTTGGCTGGATGAGGGTAGCGGAGCGCGTCGGCACTTGCTGTCAATGATTCGCTTGGCGCGCGATCCGCAAATGCTCTTCGCTTATATGTGTACCCAAGAAGCGGAAGAAGCGAAGATGACTCCCAAATCTCCGTTTATGGGCGCTAAAGGTCAGTTTGAGAGTGCGCGACAGTCGTGGGAGATGATTCTTGAGCAGCCGTTCGCGTTCATCGAATACGACACGGTTCTTGATTCGGCTGGATCACAGAACCTTCCCCCGCCAGGACGTTTGCCATGGACTCCGAACTTCGAAGCTTACGAAGTAGCAAAGGACTCCATTCGGCGCTCAATTCAGGCCGCAATGGGCAGTACTCCTCTCCCTACCGCAGCGCAGAGAGACAGTGAGAAGTCGGGAGTAGCGCTGGAACATATTTCCCAGCAGGAATCGATAGGCAATTTCCACTTCACTGACAACTTTGATCGAGCGTTGCAGAATCTTGGCTGGCAGATGAATGAACTAATCACGCCAATCTATGACACGCAGCGCGAAGTTCCGATTGAGAAGGCGGATGGAACATTCGACACACTGCATGTTCTAGGCAAGACATCGCATCCGTTAGACGGTTTGACTTATGACGCGAGCACAGTGCCGCAGAATGATCAAGGACAGCCGGAAGACCATCTGCATACAGGTTTAGGGAACTTCGATG